CCTGGTGATAGTTTCCATTGCTGTAGGAAGACTAGACATCAAATGGTTGCTATTGAAGATGCAGAGTTATTTGAATTTTCTACACAGCACTTTGATAAAGACTCTTACAGGGTGATAGCTGGAGATACTCTTTAACACTAATAAATTTATTATTCCATTCTTTCTTAGCACAGGTGTAGGTTTGATACTTACCTTTAAGGTGCTCTGGAAATGGGATATATTCTATTGTGCCGTTATATTTTTCTGCTACTAGTTCTCCTACTTCTTGAAAACTCAGAGGATTACTAGTTCCTAAGTCATATATACCTGAAGGATTATCATTATTAAGAACAGTCTCTACTATATCTCCCACCCATACAAAATCTCTTAGAAACTTATCTGATCCTTCAAATAGTTTTAGTTTACCTGTCTCTTGTATTTGTTTGGTGAACTTATGGACAGGACTTGCTTGATCTCCTTTATGATCTTCTCCATCTCCATATACATTAAAGTATCTGAAACTCTGGATAGATGAGAACTCTTCCATGTGATCCTGAATATAATAATCCATCTGCAACTTGGTGATTGCATAGTAGTTGAGTGGATTAACTATACCTTGTTGATTGCCATAGACAGATGCAGAGGACGCAAACTTGACTGGTATTTGATATTGTATTGCTTTTTCAAATAGTTCTATACTATACCATACATTCATGCGGTGAAGTTTATCTACATCAGTCTCTGTTGTATCTGAGATTGCACCTTGATGTAATATGAGTGAGACTTTATCCCAGTCTTTAAAGAAGGCTATCCAATCCCATGCATCTTTCTCATTGACAGTTATTATTTCTTCTTTTGAATGTTCAAGGAGATATTTGAGGAAATTTTGACCTATGAACCCCTTTGAACCCGTAATTATTATCATTGTTTTTGATTAGATTATAATATAAATAAATAGGAAAAGCAAGTAGTATTATTGTAGTTATAATATGTCTGAACCAAAGGTACAGTTAATTGATCCTCAAGGTAATATTAGTGTTACTGGATTAAGTGCGGTAGGAGTATTAACTGCTAGTTCTCTGGACGGAGTAACAACAGGTAGTGCAACTGGTTTAACAGGTAATCCTGATTTAGATGTTGGAATAGTTACAGCATCTACTTTTACGGGACAGGGAGATGGCCATGCTGCAAATCTAACAGGAACACCACAATTAAATTTAGGTATTACAACATCAACAGGTTTCATAGGAGATGTTACAGCAGGTAAGGCCGCAGGATTAACAGGAACACCAAACTTAAATGTAGGATTGGTAACTGCCACAGGTTTTACTGGAGATGTAAAGGGTGCTATCACAGGGAATGTTGCTGGAAATCTCACTGGAAATATAGATGGCAATGTGACAGGTAATGTGACAGGTAATGTAGATGGAGATATAACAGGAAATGTAGAGGGAGATGTAACAGGAAATGTAACAGGTAATATACAAGGAAATGTAACGGGAAATGTAACAGGGAACCTAGAGGGAGATGTAGTAGGTGATGTAACAGGTGATATACAGGGAAATATAACAGGTGATGTAACAGGTAATTTACAGGGAAATGTCACAGGAAACGTAACAGGAGAGGTCTCAGGATTAGCGGGAGCATTAGGAATTAATGGTATCAATTCATGGACAGGTGCAGGAACATCTAATTTAGGAGTGGGTGTTTGTACGGCTCTTGAACTATATGGTGATGGAAGTGCATTAACAGGAGCAGGATCAAGTGCATATATTGCTCAAAATGTTACTGCGACTGGTGCAGAAACAATTATTGATTTGTCATATGGAAATATCATATACTATGATTCTAGTTCTAACACTACTATTGGATTTGCAAGTACTTCTCCCGCAGAACAAATAACATTTATAAGAAAACCAAATAACAGTTATACCATTACATGGCCTGATAGAGTTAAGTGGAATGATGATACAACTCCTACTTTAATCAATAATCCAAGAACTTCTTCAAATCAAGTATTCCGTTTGACGACTGGTGATACGGGACTTAGTTATAATGCATGGGAAGAGATATTAACTAATTCAGACGGTGTAGAATTTTGGACATGGGGACTTAATAATAATGGATCATTAGGACAGAATCAAGGTCCAAGTGCTCCAGTCAACAGGGTATCCTCACCAGTTCAAATACCTGGTTCTACTTGGTCTACAACAGATGGCCCGTATAATGGATCTGATGGTAATATGGTTGCAACTAAAACCGATGGAACAATATGGGTATGGGGACAAAATAGTTTGGGTGCATTAGGGTTGAATAATATAGCAGCAGTATCATCACCCATACAACTTCCTGGAACTACTTGGAAACAAGCTTCAGCTGGGTATAGATTTTGTTTAGCAACTAAAACCGATGGAACATTATGGTCATGGGGATATGGTGAACGTGGAAATTTAGCTAATAATGCGAGTGGATATTATAATATGAGATCATCACCAATTCAAGTAGGAACTAATACTAATTGGGATGTTACTAGAGCATTGGGTAATTCCAGTATGGCATTTAAAACTGATGGAACATTGTGGGGATGGGGAGGTGGAACTGGTGGACAATTAGGTCTTAATACTAGTGGCCCAAGTGCTAAATATTCCTCGCCAAGACAAGTAGGAGGTACTTGGGATACTACTTCACTGAGTGAAGCAGTGGGTGCAGCTTTTTGTAAGAAAGCTGATGGAACAATGTGGTCATGGGGAAGTAATCAGCAAGGTGAATTAGGACAAAATGATACAACAAGACGTTCATCACCAGTTCAAGTACCTGGTACATGGGCTGATATCAGTGCAGGTAGAGCTGTGCTTGGAACCAAAACTGATGGAACCCTATGGACATGGGGAGAGAATGTTAATGGATGCTTCGGACTTAATCAACCAGATACAACAAAATATTCATCACCAGTTCAAATTCCTGGTACTTGGAGCACTAATGTTAAGGCTATTCAAGGAGGATTTTATAATGGTACTGCAGCAGCAATTAAGGCTGATGGAACATTATGGTCATGGGGATATGGAACTCAAGGAATTTTGGGACTTAATCAACCTACTTCAACAAAAATTTCATCACCAACTCAAATTCCTGGTGCATGGACAAAAGTTCAGTCAGTACAGGAAAATTACCAAATGATTGCTTTTAGAGCAGTGTAACTCCTACCATAAATAACTAAAAAATAGATATGAGTCAGACTAAGGCACAATTATTAGATCCAGTAGGAGTTGTCACCACTCAGGGAGTTGTGGTGACTGGGGTGGCCACTGCTACATCTTTTGATGGTGATGTAGTTGGAACTGCGACGAGTATCATAAGTGGTGGTAATTTAAATTTAGGTAATGTAAATGCCACTACTTTTTCAGGAGATTTTGTGGGAAATGCCACAGGAATTAATACAGGAGCTGATATAAGTGTAGGTACATTTACTGCTAGTAGTTTTACGGGAGATTTTACAGGAACTGCTACCAGCATGATGCGTGGTACAGGATTTAAGGCAGGAACGGTAACAGCAACTCCTGCTAATGTTACTTACGTGGTCACCGTAGGTTCAAAAACTGGTGGAGGTAATGCTTTTTATCTTGATGGAATAGAAGCACCCGTTCCTTCTTTATATCCTGGTGCTACATATACATTTGATCAATCAGATTCAACTAATGGTAGTCACCCTTTGAGATTTGCTACGGCTGCTGATGCTGCGGGAAGCACGGGATATTCAGTTGGAGTGACTGTTAATGGAACTCAAGGAAGTGCTGGTGCATATACCAGAATAGTAGTATCTCCAAGTGCTCCTGATACTCTTTATTATTATTGCACTGCTCACTCTGGGATGGGTGATAGTATTAACATCACCAATCTCTTGCAAGGCCCAGTAACAGGTGCTGTGACAGGAGATGTAAAAGGAAATATAGATGGAAATCTTATTGGTAATTTAACTGGTAATGTAACGGGAAATGTAACGGGAAATGTCACAGGAAATGTTACTGGTAATGTTACTGGTAATGTGGTTGGGGTTGCAACGGGTACTGTAACGGGTAATGTTACGGGTGATGCAGTAGGTGATGTAACGGGTGATGTTACGGGTAATGCAGTAGGTGATGTAACGGGTAATGTGGTTGGTAATGCAGTGGGTAATGTGGTTGGTAATGTAACTGGTAATGTAACTGGATATGCGAAAAGTGTGACTTCTGGTGTTAATATTCATGTAGGTGTAATGACTGCTATCACTTGGAATGGAGATGGTAGTAATCTAACAGGAATTGCCGCCACTAATTTTAATACTCAAACGGTTACGGCTAACAGTGGTACAACAACGATTGATCTGAGTGCTGGTAATGTGATAACATTTAATCAAAGTTCAAATACTACAGTATCTTTTGCCAATAGTTCCACTACAATGGATATTACTTTAATTAGAAATAAAGATGATACTACCACTTCAAGAACTATTACATGGCCTTCTTCTGTCCAGTGGGATGGAGGAACTGCTCCTACTTTAATTAGTAATTCTATTGCTGGAGATAGTCAACAATTTCAATTCCTAACAAGAGACGGTGGACTTACATGGTATGCATGGGAACCTTATAAAAGGGATGTACCATCTTATGCCTTTTTTACATGGGGAAGAGATGATGAATATGGACAATTAGGTTTAAACGAGAATAACCCTAATAGATCATCACCAACTCAAGTAGGTACTGATGTTACTTGGTCAAGCGTCCAAACTGGTGCGAGTGGACAGCAATTTTATGTGACCAAGGCTGATGGAACATTATGGACATGGGGAAGAAATAATACTGGACAATTAGGACTTAATCAATCACATAATCTAAGACTTTCATCACCAACTCAAATACCAGGCACATGGTCTGATACTGCCTTTACTGGAAACAATGCTATTGTTGCTATTAAAAGTAATGGAACATTTTGGTACTGGGGAAATGGTGCTCATGATGATAGAATAGAGCGTTCATCCCCTACTCAAATGGGAACTGACACGAATTGGTCTAATAGTAGCCGACATATAGGGGGTGGAGCTGGTCATATGTGGGCAGCAATTAAACAAGATGGATCACTATGGACATGGGGATTTAATGAATATGGAAATTTAGGATTAAACCAAGCAGGTGGAAACCCAAGTGGTGCTTGGAGATCATCACCCACTCAAGTAGGAACTGATACTACATGGAATCAGGTTGCGAAGGGACTTCAACAAATGGTGGGGGCAGTCAAAACTGATGGAACCCTATGGACATGGGGATATAATTATAATGGAACTTTAGGACAAGGTAATAATACCCAATATTCATCACCAAGACAAGTTGGAACTGACACCACTTGGGCAACTGTACAAGTGTCGCAAGGGCCTGGAATGTGCATGGCAACCAAAACTGATGGAACCCTATGGACATGGGGACATAATAGTAGTGGAAAATTGGGACAAAATAATAATACTCATTATTCATCACCAAGACAAGTTGGAACTCAAACAAATTGGGCAAAAACAGCAAACTTTCAGATGGATATGGGTGCGTATCATACTGCAGCGATTAATACCTCTGGAAGTTTATTCTTGTGGGGAGAAGGTAGTTATGGATATTTGGGACTTAATCAAGGACCAGGAAATTCACGTTCATCACCAACTCAAATACCTGGTACATGGGCAAATGTACATACGACTGGTTCAGCAACAGGAGCTGCAAAAGATGTCTAGTAGTTCATTAATAAATAACTAAAAAATATTCTCATGAGTCAGGAAAAGGCACAATTAATTGCTCCTATTGGTATTACCACCTTTACGGGATTAACTGCAACTGGAGTAATAACCGCTACTTCTTTTACAGGGAATATTACTGGGTCTGCTAAGAGTTTAGTTGATGGAACAAATGTAACTGCTGGTGTGATGACAGCTACATCTTTTGCGGGTAATCTCACAGGAAATATACAAAGACTTGCTGATGGTACTCCCAATATAAATGTAGGAGTTACCACTGCTACATCATTTGTTGGTAATCTAACTGGTTCAGTCACCGATTTAACATCTGCTCCTAATATTACAGTAGGAGTGGTGACTGCTACTAGATTTGAAGGGCCTGTTACTGGTGATGTAAGAGGTAATGTAACTGGTAATGTGACAGGGGTTGCAACTGGTACACAAAGTGGGGGTAATGTAGTTGGAAATGTGGTAGGAGATGTGACGGGTGATGTAGATGGAGATATAACAGGAAATATCACAGGGAACATACAGGGAGCCGTCACAGGAAACATCACAGGGAACATACAGGGAAATGTTACAGGAAATATCACAGGTGACATACAGGGAGATGTAACAGGAAATATCACAGGTGATATACAGGGAAATGTTACAGGAAATGTTACTGGTAATGCCACAGGAGTAGCAGCAGGTGGGTTAGGTATTAATTATAATGGTGGATGGACAGGTGCAGGAACCTCTCAAGTAAGAGTAGGAGTTGTTACTGCTACTACTCTTTATGGTGATGGCAGTAATTTAGATGGAGTATCTTCAGGCCCCGTATCACAGCAAGCAGTAACGGCTAATAGTGGAACTACTGCTATTGATCTGAGTAATGGTAATGTCATTTATATGACGCAGAGTGCTAATACCACTATCTCTTTTTCAAATCCAGAAAATGGGAATGTATATATTGTAAGAACAAAGGATGATAATGATACGGCAAGAACTATCACATGGCCTGATAGTATTAACTGGAATGGTGGAACTGCTCCTACTTTAATTCAAGATAACCCTAGATCCACTGATGCACAGGTATTTTTATTAGTCACTCGTGATATGGGTGTAACATGGTATGGAAAGGAAGTGGTAAATATTGATCCTCAATCATTTAGTATGTTTACATGGGGAGGTAATAATCATGGACAATTAGGAGGAAACGATGATGAACAACAGAATAGAAAGTCATCACCTACTCAAGTAGGAACTAATACTAATTGGAAATATGGTCAGTTTGGTTATAGTAGAAATGGTATGCTCTTTGCCAGTGCAACTAAAACTGACGGAACCCTATGGTCATGGGGATATAATGCTCAAGGAAACTTAGGACACAATAATAGAAATAGTAGATCATCACCAACTCAAATACCTGGCACTACTTGGAATAGATCTACAGGTGCTGGTGAGACTAATATGTTAGCAACCAAAACTGATGGAACATTATGGGCATGGGGAAGTAACAGTTATAGTGGCCCATTAGGACTTAATCATAGAGATGATGTTTCTTCACCAACTCAAGTTCCTGGTACTTGGGGTACGAGTGAACTTTCTATTTGTGGTTACAATTATTGGACAGCAGGTGTTAAAGCAGATGGAACACTATGGTCATGGGGAAATAATGGTAATGGACAATTAGGACAAAATATACCTAATACAACAAAGCGATCATCACCTACTCAAGTAGGAAGTGATACTGATTGGTTGAAACTTCAACATAGTGGATCATATTCTATGGGATGTATCAAAACAGATGGTGCATTATGGGTATGGGGAAATAATCAATCAGGACAATTAGGACAAAGTAATCAAACATCTCGTTCATCACCAGTTAGAATTCCTGGTAGTTGGAGTCAATCATCTGGTGGTTGCCATAAATCATTTTTTGGAATTAAAACAAATGGAACATTATGGTCATGTGGAGCAAATGTAAAGGGAACATTAGGACAAAATAATACAACAGAATATTCATCACCTAAACAAGTGGGAAGTGGGACTGATTGGAGTACTGTTGTAGGTTGTGATGAGGTTTGTTTTGCAACTAAAACTGATGGAACTGCATGGGCATGGGGATATAATGATAAGGGTGCATTAGGACACAATCAACCAGCTAATACACAACTTTCATCACCAACTCAATTACCTGGTACTTCTTGGGAAATAATTTATGCTGTGCAAAATATGGGAATGGGTTTCCAGAAGGCAGGATAAGTTAAAGTAAACCTCATATAAATACATAAAAAGTAGTGTAGTAGTGAAGAATGGCAACACTTAATTTTCCAGATGATCCCAGTACAGGTGACGTGTATACGGATGGTAACTCAGGATTTTCTTATGAGTGGAATGGAACTGTATGGATAAGCACTGATCCTTCTACTGTATCTAATATTAGAGAGATTGATGATATTTCAGGAGATTTTGATGGTTCCGACACTACATTTACGTTAAAAGTATCAGGTGTAAATGTAGAACCTGCGAATGCACAACAGCTCATCGTCAGTGTTGGTGGTGTGATGCAAAATGCTGGTCAGGACTTCACTGTTTCTGGTGCAGTTATTACATTTACTACTGCTCCTTCTTCAGGTCTAACATTCTTTGGTGTTCTCTTAGGAACTGCACTCTCACTTAATACTATTCCAGAGGGGGGTGTAACACCTGCTTCATTGACCACCACTAGTAATTATGTGATGAATGGTCTTACCCTAGATCAGGGTGCAGGTATTATAACTGCATTTGGATTTCAGGGTGGATCTATTACTGCTGATTTAGACTCTACTTTTGCTGCAAACGTATCTATTGCTGGCTCTTTAACAGTTCAGGGTACTCAGACTATTATTAATACAGATGAATTAAACGTACAAGATAAGACTATTGGTATTGGATCTACAAATGCTCCATCCTCTACGACTCAAGATGGTGCAGGTGCTATCATTTATGGACAGACACATATTGATATACTTTATGATAGAGATAAAGCAGCATTAGGTATCAGTACTGCTGTGAGTGTTACTGGTTTTGTCACTGCCACAGGGGCTTTAAAGGCAGGTACTGGATCTACTATTACTGGTGTTTTATACGCAGAAAGTTTCTCTGGTGCATTAGCTTCATGGACTCTAGGTGCAGATGGTAGTAGTCATTATACCTTCGATGGACCAGGACTTACGGGAGCAGAGAACGATCCTACAATATACTTACAACGAGGAAAGAGATATAACTTTGTAAACTCATCAGGTGGTCATCCATTTAGAATTCAAAGTGATCCAAATGGTTCATCAGGAACAGCATATAATGATGGTGTAACCAATAATGATGCTGGTAATGGAACAACATTAGAATGGGATGTTCAGTTTGATGCACCTAATGTGCTTTACTATCAGTGTACCTCTCATGCTAACATGGGTGGTAAGATTTACATTGGTAATAGTGGAGACTCTGCTATTATTGGTACAGGAGTAACGATTAATAATACTGGTATAGATGCAGGAAATGCAGGTATTGTAACTGCAGGAACTGTTTCTGCACCTTCTGAGATGGCATTACAAACTGCTGGTACAGAAAGACTTAAAATCACATCAGATGGAAAATATTATTTTCCAGGCACTGGTGCAGGAAGTGGAGCTAGAGGTCTTGAAATTGATACTGAATCTGTAGGTGCTGCAGATGAAGGTGTTATATTAAATGCAAGAGCAAGTGGCACGACTGGTAGAATACAATTACAGACTAATAGTGCAACTGCTATGACCATTTTAGGTAATGGTGGTAATATTGGTATAAACACATCCTCTCCAAATAGAAGATTTACTTTATATCAAGATGCAACCACAAGAATGAATCTTAAATCCCAAGCAAATAGCACAGTAGGGATAGAGTTTGGTGATCCTGCAGATGAGAACATTGGATATATGGTTTATGATAATAGTGATGATTCAATGAAATTTGGTGTTAACGCAACTGAAAGACTCCGCATCACAAGTGTTGGTATTGCTACTTTCACAGAATCTGGTACAGGTAATGGAATGGGTGCTGTTGTATCAGCGACTGCAAGTGCTGGTGGTAATGCTGGTTTCCAATGGGCAACTAATAGTACTGGTAGATTTCAAGCAACACTCATTGGAAGTGCTGCAGCCGAGGCATTGAGAATATATGATATTAATAATAGTGCTGAAAGGCTTCGCATCACACCAACTGGTGGATTCCAATTTAGTAATGGTTTATTCGATGAAAAATGTAATATAACTGCTGGTAAGTTGAGTGATAACCAAAATATTGATCTGGTAAATGGTATGGTTCATTACTTCTCTACTCAAGAATCAACGACAGCAACACCAAACATAAGAATTGATGGTAGTAATACATTACAAGCTGCTATGGATACTGGTGATGTTTGTAGTGTAACTCTTATAACTACTGCAGCCGCTGCTGGTTATGCTGCTAACTTGACGATTGATGGTAATGCAGTAACAGAAGAATGGGTAGGTGGATCTGCTCCTGCTGCTGGTAGTGCTGATGGACTAGATATCTACACATATACCATTATTTGTATTGGTACTGGTACAGGTGATTCTGGTTTCAAGGTAATTGCTAACCTCACCAACGCAACCAATTAAGGAGGACTAGATTATGAATAACAATTGGACTAAAAAAGAATCACCCTTTCTAGGTTTAACTGGAATGGGTGGTGGTGTTGCTTCTCTTATGTGGGCAGGTCTCCCACCAGAAGATACTTTTCAAATGTGGAGAGTGGGAGAAAACAGGCAGGGAGTATTAGGCCAAAATCAAGCAGGAGTCCCAGAAGGTAGTAATTCAAGGTCATCACCAGTTCAAGTTCCTGGTGCATGGACTAATATTGCAAGAGGACAAGATCAGACAACTGATTCTGCTGGAGGAGATGCTATAGCAACCAAAGAAGATGGATCATTATGGACATGGGGAGGTAATGAGAGTGGACAATTAGGACAAAATCAAGCAGCAGCACAATTAGCAGCATCATCATCACCAGTTCAAGTAGGAACGGGTACTGGGTGGGGTAGGAATAAAGGTTTAGTTAGTGGTAATTGGTCGGGGATAATAAAATCAGATGGAACTCTGTGGGCATGGGGGATGAATTCCCAAGGACAATTAGGAATTAATGATAAAATCAGACGTTCATCACCAGTTCAAGTAGGAACTGATACTACTTGGGAAAAACTGGGTGGAGCACACTCTGCTGGTTATGGAATCAAAACTGACGGAAGTTTATGGTCATGGGGAAGTGGTACTCAATTAGGATATGGTGCAAATCAAAGTAGATCATCACCAATTCAAATACCTGGTACTTGGTCAGATATAGGAAGTGGATATGGTGCTGCTGCTGGTGTTAAAACAGATGGAACCTTATGGAGTTGGGGTAGTGATTACCAAGGACTTATGGGACATAATAATAGAACTCCATATAATTCACCAAAACAAGTAGGTGGTGGTACTGATTGGAAGGAAGTTTCTATAAGTGAAACTGTAATGAGTGCAATTAAAACTAATGGAACCTTATGGATGTGTGGATATGATCAGACAGGAAACTTAGGAAACAATACAGAGGCGATCCATCGTTCATCACCTATTCAAGTTCCTGGTACTACATGGGCTCACGTAGCAAATAATACATTGCAGACTATTGCAACTAAAACTAATGGAACCTTATGGATATGGGGATCTGGTGAGTTTGGTACATTGGCACACAATACTAGAACAAATCGTTCATCACCAATTCAAGTTCCTGGAGTGACGATGGACACCGACAATCTTGATTTGATAGATACGGGACGATATAATTGTGTATGGATGAAACCTGCACCATAACTGACGACCACTTGAACAACTGTCACACAGCCCCTTGCCAGAAATGGTGAGGGGTTTTATAATACCTGTATTCGTGAATGAT